GCATTTGTTCCAAAGAAATTAGAAAAGTTTGCAGTTGTTGCATTATATCCTGAATCTCTACCTAAAAAGTTTGAGTATATTGCATCAACTGCACCTCTACCAGCATTGTATCCTAAGAAGTTGGAGTTACTAGCATTGGTTGCATTTAGACCTGCATAGTATCCTAAAAAATTAGAGTCACTTGCATTAGTTGCATTTTGTCCTGCATTAAATCCAAAAGCATTTACACCAGTAGTATTTATTGGACCCGCTAGTGGAGTAACAGAATACAATGATGTACCTATATTAGCAATAGGTCCTGATGATATACTTGATAATAAATTTGCTACAGTGATTGCTCCAGTTATGTAACTGTCATCTCTGCGGTCATCCATTACCCCTACTGGTATTACTGATTTGTTTGGATCTAGTGTGGTTACTAAACGCTTACCTTTGATCCATGAAATAAAATTTAAAATGTCCATAATTGATATTCTTTATAGTTAATGATATAATATAATATACACAATAATAATATAAAAACAAAATCCTAGACTATTAATCCAGGATTCTCTTACCTAACCGTCTAGCAATTATTGCATGATACAGTACAAATATAAATAAAAAATCCCAATAAGAATAAACTCATTGGGAAATCTTCAGCCAGCGAAAACTGAGAAAAAAAAGGTATGCAATATTAGTTATAATTATTTAATTAATAAACCTTCTGCCTTTCTTTTTTCTAACTTTTTTTATTTTATTTAAACCTCTCCTTGAAGATGCTCTATGTTTTATCATTTTATTTTTCATGTTGGCATCTTCAGCCATAACAATTCTTTCTCTATTACCTAGATCAGCATTATGGGACCCACCCTGATTATAGTTAGGGCCTGTAGAATAATGGGCGCAAGATGATAATAATAATACAAGTAATAAACATCTCATTTTTTCAGTTCAGCAATTCTTCTTTTTAAATACACTTCAGCTTTTTCCAGATCCTCTAATTCTTTAGTAGTATCTTTTTTACCTGCTCTTGCAATATACTTAATTACATTACCTAAGTAAAAGTCTTTATCTAAACCCCATGCTTCAAGTACGTTAAATACTTCATAAGCATTTCCATCACCACCATAGTGAGCTGGTCTTAGTGGAGAATGTTTAGCAGTACAATCTGGTACTGTAACTACTTTAGGTTTTTTTCCTGCAAAAGGATCTACTCCTACATAAGGATTTGCTTCAGTTTTCCTGATATAATCATTATACATTTCTTGATTTTTATTTGCAGCAAGATCAGCCATGATTTTTAAACTCTTATTATATGTACTAGATGTCTCAGATTTTCCCATCATTCTTTTATATGTATCACAGATTAAGGGACTCATCTTACCAAACAATTGCAACGTCATACTCACTAAGCATAAGCTTAATACGCTCTTCTATTTCAATTACTTCTGCACCTTTGATTGCATTAACTGATACATAAATTGAGTCACCTGCTGCTACACTAGTTACATCTTCACCTACTGCATACACTTCTAAACGTGTCCACTTTTTCATTGACTCTTGTTCAATGTGTGCTTTACTTGCTTCAGTCAATTGGAGAACTGACTCTTTCATCTCTGGTTGATTAACCAATACTCTTCGTCCTTTTAGACTCTTAAATGCTGTACTCATGATTTTTGTTTTTTATTATAACTTAACATTTCTACTTTCAACTTTGGATAACTGTTATAGCCTACCAAACTAAAGTCTTGTAAAGATAATAAATTTATTACACTATTAAAGTTTAAAGCTGATGGATTTTCTAAAAAAAGTTTAAACTTAGATTTATCTATTTCTAGTTTACTCTCTCCATGTAATTCTGGATCACGAGATATTAACTCTTTAGCTACATTAATTTGGTTATCATATATATGGACATTCTTAAGTTCTCCTATTACCATATCGCATTTATATCCCGTCATTATTTCTAGTACTTGTGCTAGTGCTGTATAGAACATTATATTTACCGGGGTACCTAAAAAGAAATCTGTAGACCTTTGACTCCATACTAGATTGAACTTGTAAGTATCACCTACAGGCTGGCATAATATCTGAAATGAATAATGACACGGAGGTAAACACATCTTAGGTAAGTCTGCAGGATTCCAAGAGTTAACTATTAATGATGTTGACATAGGTGTATTAATCATGGAAGAAACAAGGTTATATAACTGATCAACTCCATTGGCGTTTCTCCACTGATGAGAATAGATTCTACCCATTGAATAAACCGATGATGTATCTTTACTAATGTATTCTTTTTTCTTTGACTTCCAACCTTCATATAAATTATTCATTGCAGCATCAGAATACTTGTGGAAGTTGGCCCAATCTTTATCCCAGAATCTAACACCCATTTCCCAAAGCTTCCTTATATCAGTAGAACCAGACATAAAGAATATCAACTCAGCAATAGCTCCTTTAAAATAAATCTCTTTAGTAGTCAATGCAGGAAAACCAACACTAGGTCTGCAATATAAATTGATCATAGATATCTCTATCCTTTCTACTCCTTCTCTATTAGGATCCTGATACTTATAACCTCCATAATAGATTTCTTCTAATACCTTTTTGTACTGTCCATCAAACACTGCCATACCCTTTTCTTTTTTAAAAAAACAAAGCCCTGAGTTTTTAATTCAGAGCTTTATAACAATCAATCAATCAAATAAAATAAATGAACCGTAAACATCTATATTACGGTGATAAAGATAAGCATATTATCCAAATACTTTATATATTTTTTCAAATATTTTTTCAGACATCACAGAGTACTCCCCGTTCCAATCCTGTATAAGATAGTCCCCCTGGTCAACTCTCAATTCTCTACCCCCGGTATCAAGCCACAAAGCCCAAAACTTTCTCTGTTTATAATCCAGTTTACCTTCAAAGTCTTCTCTACCTGCAATCTCAATTGCCATCTTTTCTGTTCCATCATACTGCATTGCTTCTACAGTCCTTGGTCTTTCAATATATAAATTCATCATCACAATTTTAAAATACAAAGATATAAAAAAACCCAGGAAGTAATTCTTGATCAGAGAAACTTTCCTGGGGGTAGTAAAGTTATAGATAAATCCTTTCCCTTACTGAGAAGTCCAAACCTGGGACGCTGTTCTTACGGGAAGCGTGTCTGGCACATGATGCAAATATAAAACAAAATCCCCAGATATACATCTGAGGATCTCCTTACCTAACCTAAGTTTTATTTATTAACGTGTAAATATATTTATAATTACTGATACCAGAAAGCATTTCCCGGTAATTCTTCCTGAGTGAAATACATTAAGAGAGGGACTACGGTATTTGGGCCTAGTGTATGTAAGAGAAGGTGGTGGTTTTGTTGTATGCGTGAGAAGGTGGTGACCCCTAAACTGCAAGCCCCCGGCCCCTGCGCCAAGGTATGGTACCCCCTACCTTTTCACAAAGACCTAATGAGCTCTGCGCAAAGCTCCGCCAACTTTTACCTCTGGCAAAAAGTTACTACACTCTGCTTGCTCTCCTTGACCTTGTCATCCTGCTGTCTGCTTCTGGCAGCCATCAGTCTGTCTTCTAACCCTGAGGACAACTTGAATTTAAAATTAAAGTTATATGAAAATCATTATCTCTACAGCTAAGTTCTCAAAAAATGAGAACTCAACTTACGTTTCAGTTGTAAACAACAAAGTAAAAAACTTTGTTATCAACAACAAGTATGCCGCCGGAGTTGGCATACCTGCGGGCTCATTTGCCATTGTAAACTATACAATGGAAAAAAGCCCTTGCGGCAAGTTTGACAATATCAAACTGGACCTCATAGCAAAGATCAACGGTGTTGATTTTGCTAGACTAATGCTCAGTGAGGAATAACATCCTCATGGGCATTAGCTCTTTTTTTTCTCTTGTAAACCTGAATAGCTCAAGCATACAGCGCATACATATGCTGATGCTCTGTTCCCTTTTTCTTCTAACCCTAAGCTTAAAGTGATATAGATGTTAAACTAATAAACTCATAAACATGATAACAATTAAACAACTTATACTGGATAATAACGTGAAGAATATGCACTTTGGTAAACGTCCAGGATGGAATAATGTAAGACCGTCAATGATGTATTATGGGTATGAGAACATTATAATGCTGGAGACAGAAGATCGGGATAAAAGTGTACTCATATATACTAATATAGAGGCGCTGGAGTTTAAAGCTCTGGATATAAACAGTACACAAGTTACAATTGACAGCCGTGGATTGTTGACAATATGATTAATATTATACTCTCATGCAATAGCTACATTACCCTCTGAAACAGGTTAAACTTATTAGTTAAACCCTTAAGTTATGAAGATAGTCACTAAAAGGCTTCAGTGTAGTAACGGGATATGTATCAAGGATTAGAACCTTGTGAGAGTACTACGACTGTGAGGTGCAAAGACGCTTATTGTATCAAAGCAGTAAGTGGAGTCACAGATTGTGCAAAGGTGTCTACGGATATCTTTGTACTCTTAATAAACCCCTTTTTTTTCTAACCCTTAGCTCAAATTGATATACAATGTTTAACTAATAAACTTATAAACCATGAAAGCAGTATTCAAGAACTCTTACCCGAGTAAAAACGGTAATGAAGTATTCGTATTCAGATTAGCAGGTGATGCTGAAGAGCTGGAGCAGTATGTAAACGATAATCCACGTATGCCGGATGATGAAGGTATACCGTTGTTCTTTACAACATTTCCTACAATCAACTATGCTGATAAGGCAGGTGTTGAAGTGTACAGAAGTACTAAAGGCTCATATAGCCTGGAGAACTCTGAGCTTAGACGTGCTCAAGCCCTAGCGAAAACTATGGGTGCTGAGACTGAGTTCAGAAGTGCAATGGTGCAAAGTGTTATCGGTTCAGTATTTAAACTGAAAGCGAGTAACCCATTTGCAGCTGTTACTGAAGCTCCTGTAGCTGAAGTTGCACCTTCTGATCTAGAGGCTGGGGTAAACGGAGAACAATAGTAACCGTGAAAAGATGTCCCATATCACAGGGGAGTGAGAAGTCTTGGAACTCAATGTGAAAACTTATTGCAGTAGTAATGTAGGAAACTATGTTACTACTGCTATTAAGTTCTGTTACCCTTTTTTTTCTAACCCTTTGTTTAAAATGGTCTGTGTGCTGAACGTATACACGTATATATGTGTAGATATGTAGGGACATTATATAATTATATATGTACTTGTCTACTTATTAACGCATAAACAAGTATAGAGTATAATATAATATGTGATATAATATATACTCAGTCAGATGCATTAAGTAATTATACATATTATATTAGTATCACTAGATATACTTATACTTGTCTCCACCCTGTGTAGATAGTAGACTTTGATATTGATTATCAGTGAGTTATCTTTTAGAGATATGAATAAAATATGGGTGTGAGAGGGTGAGAAAGTGATGGAGAGTAAAACATTCACCTTATGTAATGCTTCAAGTCAGTCAGCTAAATCACTGATACAGCTATACATATAATAAATTATATAGCTAAATATAATAGTGTAGCATAGTTAGACTATATATACATTAGTATTGGTCTCTTCTTATGTATTACTATTACATAGAGTACAAGT